AAAGCTTCGATCTCCATTGCTAAATGGAATGCGCAGTGGCAACAGAATCCCACAGCCGAAGAAGGTGCAATCATCAAACGTGAATGGTGGCAGCCGTGGGAGAGCTCCAAGATGCCTGGTCTTACACACGTGATACAATCGTACGACACAGCATTTAGTAAAAAAGAAACCGCCGACTATTCCGCTATCACTACATGGGGTATCTTTTTTCCTGACGAGAAAACACCGAATATCATTTTGTTGGACATGAAGAAAGGTCGTTGGGACTTTCCTGAGATGAAAGAGATTGCGTATGATAGTTACAAGTATTGGGAACCGGAGTCCGTGGTCATCGAAGCAAAAGCCTCGGGTATGCCGTTAACACAAGAACTACGAATGCGTGGTATTCCTGTTATCAACTTTACTCCTTCTAAGGGTAATGATAAGTTGAGTAGAGTTAACGCCGTTGCACCTCTGTTTCAATCAGGTGTTGTTTGGTACCCGGAAGGTGAATCGTGGGCCGAGGAACTTATTGAGGAGTGCGCTGCTTTCCCATACGGAGAGTATGATGACTTGGTGGATTCCACGACACAGGCGTTGATGCGATTTAGACAAGGTCACTGGGTCGAGCTTCAAGATGATTTTGAGGACGAGCCAGTAGACAGACGAAAAAGGGAATATTATTAATGTCGATTTTTGACAGGTTTAAAGATATCGCCAGCTTCTTAAACACGAGGCCTGAAGAACGGACCACGGAACAAGAGCAGGTTGGCACGGAGCTTGAAGAAGCAGCTAAGACAGCTCAAGATATAGCGGAGTCCCGACTCGAAGGTGTTTCCGATGAAGAAGCCAGAAGCCTGTCGGACCTGGTGCGTGATTTTTTTAGCTCCGATGAAAAAGGCATCAAAGAATTTCGTGATAAGAATAAAGAACAGATAGCCAAAGATAAAAAATTAGTTGGCAGTATTTTAGGTAAAACCCCTGTCGGTGCAGTCAGAGACTATGTTATTAAGCAAGCAGTCAAAAACTATGGTCCTCAGATTGCAGAAACAGCCAGCAATTTTTTAAAATCATTTCAACCAGAAGAAAAGAGAAGTGATAATCAGTTTGAGTTTTTTGGCACGATCTATGACCTCAAAGATTTTTTTGAAGCAGGGAGAGTTAATTATGATGCAGGAGGATATGAGATTGATAAAAACAGAAATCGAGTTTCTCCTATCAAAGCTTTTATTAATTTACTCCCCGATGATTATTCCAAATCACCGGCAGAGGTCTACAACGATTTTCGTCAGATAAAACAAAATTTTCCTAATACACCTTTTGCTGATTTTTTTAGCATGGCAGAACTAAAAGAGTCTGGTTTGGAGTTTGCTTTGTTAGATGCGATGCGGGCAGACAAAGAAAGAGGTGGTGGATTAAAAGTTACTAAAGGAACTCTTTTAAGAGATATTAGTGGTGAGGAACTAGATCCTTTTACTAAGAAAGTTCGATACGCTCGTGATGATACTCAAAGACTCAGTAACAAAGATTTGTATATCAAAAGACTAAAAGAATTAAATGATCAGTTTGCTAACTTGTACGACAACACTTTTTTAAGAGAGGGTGTTTTATTTGACATGCAAAAAGATATTGATTCATTAATTGAGATGACTAATCAATCCTTTGAAGGAAGAGATATGTCAGATGAAAAATATCTCGAGCTCATAGCGGCGGCTAATCAAAACTATCAAGATATGGCTGCTCGTTTTAGGGCAGAAAAAGCTCAAAAGGTTTTTGGAACGTCTTATGAAGAGGCAGCTATTCAACATGCTAAAAATTTAGAAGAACAAAAAAATCCTATTATGCAGTTTAGCACCACTTTACTAGGTCCTATATCTCGTTTCAATAATTTCAACAGAGCCTTCGGAATTTTATCTCAAAAGATTAATGAAACTCTAGATATACCAGAAACAAATGAAGGTCTTTTAGATTTCATGAGCGGGGCTAATGCACCTTCCTATAGATCAGTAGGACCAAACAATCTTAAAAACTACGACGTTCAAGCAATTACCATTGTTCCAAGAACCGATAGTATTTTAGGGGAGAATACAAAAGACAGCACTCACTTTAATAATTCATGGTCAGGTGGCCAGCAGATGGATGCCTTTCACTATCGAACAGGAACACTCACTGATCCTAACGGAGTTGACTATAATGTTTTGGTTGAGGTTCAGTCTGATCAAGAAGGACCCATTCGAAAACAAAATAGATATTATGATCCGGCGTTGACGATTCAATCACAAAATCTTGCAGCTGAGATAAATGATTTTACAGAAAATAATATTCCAAGATTACAACAGCTTTACAAGTTAACTCCTGATGAGATTGCAAAAACAATAGACATTACCGGTATCATGAAAGATGGAGATGTTTTCTTATCAGCTTCCTCTGAAGAAATTAAACAGTTAATAGATAGATTGTATGGACAGCAACAAGCAACAATGATTGATAATATTCCTGAAGCAAATCGAGAAAGTTATTTAGCAAACAACACCAGAGCTGATGAAATTTTTAAATACATGAAAAAGCTAAACAAGTATGTTGAAAATCAATATCGATTTAAAAGAATAGAAACTGAAAATATACCGGGCAAAATATCTAAAACAATACCTTATGTATCTACTGGTCCTTTAGGTTATGCAGAAGAAGCTATTTATCAATATGTTCTTGACTCAATTAGAACAGGTGTGGACAAGGTCACTTGGGTTCCTGGTGAACACGCAGCGCAAATTCAATTAGGAGGAGACCGAGTGCCAAGAGGAGATGAGTTTACAAACGAACAAACCACTCTTAATGCTTTAGGTAATTCTAGTAGGGCGAAAGGTATGTTTGCTTTTTACGGATCGATAGACAATCCTAAAAACAATACAATGTATAAAGCAGCCAACAACGTGGTTGGTAAGCTTACAAAACTTGGACAACAAATATATGGAGATGATTTTGTTCCACCGAAGCTTTATGAACAAGGTGCAAAAACTGAAGACGGTCAATTCTACAATACTCTTGATGCTTCTACTTTTGCTACAACTAAAAACTATCCTGATGCGTACATTCCAAACAATCCTCAAGGTTGGGGTTTCATAGATCTAACACCGACAATAGAGTATCTAAAAGAAAAGAACTATGATAAGCCTAGAGTTGAATTAGATGAAGGTCTTCTTCAGAATTACGTCACTCGTAAAAGAGGTGGACAAATAGAAAGTCCTAGTTTACTTTCGTTAGATGAGGTCATAAATGGTAGATAATAACGTAGACAAAGCAATCAACCCTGCCGAAATTATTCAAATAGAAAAAGTTGGACAGGAAATTACACTAGACGGCGATCAGCCTGAAGGAAAATTTTTAGAAGAAGCTGACGGTTCTGTCGTCATTAATCCTGAAGAGGAACAACAAGATGGAGTTCCCTTTGGAGCAAACTTAGCAGATTTTTTAGAAGACGATGATTTAGATGAATTGTCGAATGAATTACAAAGTGGCTATAGCAGTGATAAGAGCTCGAGAGAAGAATGGGAGCAAGGATACACTAAAGGTTTAGATTTACTTGGATTCAAATACGAAGAAAGAACAAGACCCTTTGATGGTGCAAGTGGTGTTTACCACCCGCTACTCTCAGAGTCTGTTGTTCAGTTCCAAGCACAGTCTTACAAAGAGTTGTTGCCTGCAGGAGGTCCTGTTAGAACTCAAATAATTGGACAAGCTACTCCACAAGTTGAAGCACAATCAGAACGTGTAAAAGAGTTTATGAACTATTACATCACTGATGTAATGGAAGAGTATGATCCTGAGATGGATCAATTATTGTTTCACTTACCATTAGCCGGAAGTGCGTTTAAGAAAATTTATTATGATGGTGGAATGGGCAGAGCCGTATCTAAATTTATTGCAGCAGAAGATCTTGTTATTCCTTACATGACATCTGACCTGGAGTCTGCAGAACGTGTGACTCACGTTGTAAAGATGACAGAGAACGAAATTAAAAAACAACAAGTGTCAGGTTTCTATCGTGATGTGAAGATTAGTCCATACGATGTGGATGATGATATTCAAGAAAAATATGATCAGTTAGAGGGCACAAAGAGAGAAGACACTTATCAAGATTATACTTTGTTAGAGATGCATGTGCTGTTAGACTTAAAAGGTTTTGAAGAAGAGTCAGGAATTAAAGTACCTTATATTGTCACTATTGATGAAGGTTCAGGCAAAGTTTTATCAATTTATAGAAACTATAGTAAGGCTGATCCACTCAGAAAAAAGATTCAATATTTCGTTCATTACAAATTCTTACCCGGTCTTGGTTTTTACGGCTTTGGTCTTATTCATATGTTGGGTGGCCTTAGTAGAACTGCAACTGCTGCTCTTCGTCAGCTGCTTGATGCAGGAACATTGTCAAATTTACCAGCTGGGTTCAAGTCTCGTGGCTTCAGAATCAGAGACGATGATCAACCAATCCAACCAGGAGAATTTAGAGACGTTGATGCACCTAACGGGGTATTAAGAGATTCACTACTACCTTTACCATATAAAGAGCCGTCTGCTACGTTATTTAGTTTATTAGGGTTTTGCGTAGATGCGGGTAGACGGTTCGCCTCAATAGCTGACATGAAATTAGCTGAAGGTGGCACTTCAGAAATGCCAGTGGGCACTACCATGGCTTTACTCGAAAGAGGAACCAAAGTGATGTCAGCAATTCACAAAAGATTACATTACGCTCAAAAGATAGAATTTAAATTACTAGCAAAAGTATTTTCTACTTATCTACCACCAATGTATCCATACAACGTAGCGGGAGGTAATTCTTTTATCAAAGCTCAAGATTTTGATCAGCGTGTAGATGTTTTACCACAATCAGATCCAAACGTTTTTTCTATTTCTCAAAGAGTTACGATGGCTCAAATGCAATTACAATTGGCACAAACCAATCCACAAATGCATAACTTGTATGAGGCGTACAGAAGAATGTACGAAGCTTTGGGTGTTCAAAATGTAGAAAACTTATTACCACCTCCTCAACAACCAGCTCCTATGGATCCAGGTATGGAAAATGCACAAGCATTGAAGGGGGCACAACTACAAGCTTTCATTCAACAAAACCATGATGCACATATCGAAGCACATCGTTCCTTTATGTCATCACAGTTAGTTAAATCACAAGTTGCAATACTTGCAATTTTACAAGGTCATGTTTCTGAACACGTATCTTTAGCTGCAAGAGCTCAAATACAAGCTGTTGTACAACAGCAGTTAGCTCAAATTGCACAACAAATGGGAGGACAAGTTCCACCAGAAATCATGCAGCAAATTCAGAACGAAGCAGAAAATCAAATTTCACAGATTATTGCTGTCGTAACAAACAAAATGGTACAAGAAGAGCAACAAGGTTTAATGCAACAGGGCCAAGATCCGATAGTCGAGCTTAAAAACAAAGAGTTAGAGCTTCGTGGTGCTGAAATTCAACGTAAAGCTCAAGAGTCCATGATGCAATTCCAGATGGATCAACAAAAATTAAATCAAGACAGAGACATAGCAGAGAAAAAGTTGCAAAGTCAGGAGGATTTGACAGAATATAGACAGGAAATGGCTATCAAACGTGATCAATTAAAGGCAGGTAGACGTGGTTAGTTTAACAAGACAACAAATTCAACAGTTACAGCAGCTAGTAAAGCAGCAAGGACGTAAAAAAAGGCTTACACCCACTAATTATTTAAACTCATTGATGAAAAATGTGGTTCAAACGAGGGCAAAAGGGGGAAAAATGTCCGTTGATGAGGCATTTAAGGAAGTAAAAAAGAATCCACCCAAAGTTTTGAAGAAAACGGCAAAAAAACATGGCAAAAAAAGAGCAGAAAAACAAAAAATCGCAATCGCCCTCTCAAAAGCAGGAAAATCTCGTACCAAAAGGACTTAAATATAGTCTGTCGACGATTACGCCTGAACAATTAGAGGACCTTCAAGTAGTTATTCGTGATCAAACGGCAAGTAGCCTGTCATACATCTCTGATCAGTTTGATCCGTTGATCGTGGCGAGTGCTTATCTCTCCGTTGTCCGACAGATCTACATGATTTATCTTAATAAGGATGAAGCAGAAACTTTATTCGAGTGGGCCAAGATAAATATGGACCCAAAGTCAAAAGAAGCTTACTTGCATTAGAAACAAAATAGTGTAATTTTTCAATATGACTACTGAACCAAAAAAATTAGGTCCTACAATCAGACCAATGATTGAATCTATTTTAAAAAAGTCATTAGATAACAAAACTCTCTCACAAGACGCATATGATAAAGCAATTCGTAAACTTGATTTAGTTGATAAAAAGAAAAAAGGTGGTCAGATGAAAAAAAAGAAGAAAAAGAAAAGTTTTCCAGACATGGACGGCGATGGCAAAGTCACCAAGAAGGACATTCTCATTGGTCGTGGTGTCCTTAAAAAAGCTAAGATGGGTATGCAAATGAAAGGCACGAGCCCACTGTTGAAAAAGAGGAAGTAATGGCAGTACAAACATTAGCAAAAGACCAGGCAAAAAGAGAAAAACAAAATCAAAAAGATTTAGACGAACAGTTTAAAAAAGATGATGAAAACGCTGAGAAAGACGCTCAGCGAATGATGGATTTAATGGATAGAATTTATAATAAATCAAAAGATTTAAAAGCTCCAAAAAGCATAGAGCCCAATCAAAGGTTATTGAACACTCTTGATCAAAATATAAAGATCGCAGACGACTTTAAAAAAATTATAGGTGCAAAAAAGGGTGGACTTATGAAGAAATGTGGTATTCAATTAAAGGGAACAAGCCCTTTACTTAAAAGGAAGG